CTTTTTGTGTTATTTCAAGATTACACCCTCTAGGATGATAGCCAGGAGGAAACGATGATTCTATCATTTTGTGATAAAAATCTCTTGTATTCACCATCATATTTTTAACAATACTTAAATATGCTTCTGCATTTTTTACTGATAAAACTGCATATCTATCAGTAATACCAAGATGGTATGCTCCATCTGGAACCCAGACATAATTAGGATCTAACAAGCACATTGGTGGATGTGGACACAAGAACATATAATCTGAGCGAGTTATAATTATTCTATCATATTTTTTAAATATGTCATCTTTTTTGAAGTTATGCAATAATAGCCATCTAAAAAATATTAATATTGCACCTGCACCATTTTCCCCGTTCACTGGTGCCATCCAATTATTCGGAATTGTGAGTAATGCTTTCCAGGATTCTGGAGCATCAGCAAATTCAACTTTTTTTGCATATTCAAATGCATCAATCCAATTTTCATATTCTGGACAAGTCCATTTATATTTCGCGTGCTGCCAATATTGATTAGAATAATCATAATTGCTTGGGACAGAGATACATAAAGCTAGATCTGCATTTAATTCATCAAGAACATTTTTTTTGAAATTATTCCAGACGACATCATGTTCTCTTGTTTCAGCTATGACGCAAACTAAAGTTCTTTCAACCATTTTATTTCTTCCACGGTAATTTGTTATTATATCTTCGTAGCATTTCAGCATTACCACGATCAAAAAATTCTTTTTGCACAGAGTTGGATGTATTTCCCACAGTATATTTTACTGTATAATTATATGTAGTATGGAATTTCGGCGCTAATTGCATAAATGCATTTGATAAAACTCTGTCAATTTCAGGCTGTCCAGGCTCTCTGAACTTGCGATACCACAGTGGTGTTATTCTTACTGCAAGAAGTTTTGGTATGAAGAAACAATTTACATCAATAAAAAAGTCTTGGGGATGGAGTACAGATGCCCATTTCCCAAGACTCTCGCAATTATCCTGACACAAAAAGTTATGTTCTTTATCAACAATGTTTCTAAAAGAATATGCCCAATCATTTCCTTGCTTAATTACATTGAGACAATCTTCAATATGCGTTGGTTCTATCGCATTATCATCATCTAAAAATATTATATAATCTCCTTCTGCCATATATGTTCCAGCTGCATATATGCGATGACCATTCCATCGATCTTTACCGATAGAATAGGGTAGCATCAAACAATTTTCATTATCCCCATTTGGGAATTTTACTCTAGAGAAGATATCGTAACAATTCTCCCATCGATCTTTACCATCAACAATAATTAAATGCTGAATATCTTTATGGGTTTGGTTTCTAACTGATTCGATATTTTTATAGAGTAGAGGATTTCCTGTTGTTGCTGTTAATACAGTTACTTTCACTTATTGTTTCTCAACTTTTTTGCCATTTCTTCTATACTCATACTTATATTCACATTTTCAGAGTTGATATTTATTCCTCTATCACGGATGGCTGCGGCGCAATCACATTGATATCGCGGGTCATTAACTTCTGTCTGCCACTCATCAGCCACCTTCGCACACGCCTCGCGCTCGGCAGCGGCGACAAGGTTGGCAAAGCGTTGAAGTGTTGATGCGTAAGGTTCCTCCGTTACGTCGTTAACGTACAGGTGCAGCCCAGCCTCCCGCGCCATCCGAATAATGTCATCGCGGTTCATTATGAAAACTCCCTAGTACCAAAAGAATAACCTTGCGGATCGTCCCAATCATACTCGGGATTAAACCACAGACTCTGTGGTCCAATATTGGACCACGGATACTTGTCAATGCGACCCTGTTCATTATGAGAAAGATTTTTGTGACCATCTTCTCTAACGTAGTTTGGCGATTTGTAGCCTTCAACGTATTCTACAAACCAAGCATAGTTGACATCTTCACCAAATTCGTCTTTGATTTTCTTGTCTTTCAGAAACTCTTTCCACGCTTGCCAAGAAGTCAAGTCTTTTTGACGATATCCTCGGAAAGTAAATGCCCAGCCATACGATGACTTGCCAATGTGATACGCTTCTTCATACCGATTACAGCATTCACAATGATTCTCGATAACATAATAATTAGTGCTCATCACTCAACTCCGAAATGTTCTTTCAATTCTTCACCCAAATCTTGTAGCAGCCTAGCGTGTATATCGTAGATATCTTCCCACTTAGCCGAATGCCCTGGAACTAAATCATAGGTTGTAATCTTTTCAATACATTCCTTGACAATCAACTCGGCGAACTTTTCAATGGCTTCTTGTTCGTAGGTGCCTAACTCATCCCAGCAACCTGACGCCGTTAGTCCTGCTTGATACAAACAATGTTCAATTCGTTCGTTCATTCTTCAACTCCCAAATGTTTTTTGATTATTTCAATACACTGTTCAGCGCATCGTCATCATCTCCATCAAGGTTCATCACTGCTCCTTGGAACAAAGGTGCGTTCCAAATCTTGGATCATCATTTCAATGAATTCAATCACATCTTCAACTTCTTCAGTATAGAATGCTTCCCAGATGATAACATCTGACTCTTTTTTGCGCATCATATCGAATATATCCTCAATATTTTCATTCTGAGGATATTTACTAAGATAATAAGAAAGTGCAAACTCCTCATAAACATTCATCGCTTTCTCCCCAAAGACTGCACATCAGCATCATCTGTAATATACTGCACTGCGCCTTTTGAATAGGCTGGTGCCAATCGTTTACTCTTAGCAATAATTGCCTCGCGCACTGCTGGTTCTTCCTTAGCCAGCTGCACTGCATCCATAACACTGTTGCGTGAAGGAAGAAACTGCGTTGACGTCACGTGAGACTTGATATTCAGCGCAATATCTGAACCAGGACGTAGTGCTCTGTTCAAACCAAACACCACACCAACGCCACGCAGTTTACGCTTATCAAGTTTGTGCGCAACTTCGCCCTTTGGCTTGCGTTTCTTAGACCAACGATACATTAAACTTTCTCAATAAACCGAGAGAGAAAATGATTTACAACCTTATCGTGTACCATCGTAGGAATGTCCATGTACGGATCTTCCAGTAAATAATTACAACCATTCTTCCAGTTATTATACTTGATGAATAAAGCATAGTCAAGTAAATGCTTCTCATTTGACGGATCAAATATAACACGCTCAGGAATCTTGAAAGACTTTTTATGGTATGTCATGATTATGCTCCAATAACAGTCGCAACGTAATGATCTGGAAACAGCGCATGTAAAACACTGGACGGACCAAAGGTACTGAAAGTGTTAAATTCATGCGATCCCCTGTAATCCCAGATTGCGCATGCATATCCATTAACGCGGAATCCCCAGCTGTAACGAACCTTATCTGGATCGTCTTTTACATTAGGAGAAAACCCAAGGACAGCTTCAATCTTGTCGACTGTAATTCCATCCAGTCGCCCAGTACGATGTGAGCCAATCGTTGAGTCAGGTATAATCTCATTCATTGTCATCACCACCAAGAGAGCACATCTTGCCAATAAACACCCCAGCGACCAGCGCCAAGATGAACCAGTAGAAAACGAATTCCAACATAATCATTCTCCGTAATACCCATAGTCTTCGTCGGTGCCCCAGCCAGCAGAGGCGAGAGCAGATGTAGCGTCTCCATCCATGCTATCATCATACATCTCTCCTCATTCATCATAGTATCATTATGCCTGAATACACGAAAAAGGCAATATTGAAAACTTTAATAAAATCAATGACTTACGCAATGGGGTAATAGAATGGGGTAATAGCCGAATAAATGGGGTAATAATACCAATTAAATCAATAACTTAGCAGAGCCTCCCAGGACGTCCCAGGGAGGCTGCAAAGCGGTTTAGGGATGACTCGCTACCCTGACCCTTCTACCAGTATGCGCTTTCGTAGAGGAAGCTGTGGAGAGTTTTGAGTGTGCTTTTCAAGTCTGTGTGGATTATACCCAATCCACCAGATTTTACAAATGAGTCAATAATACTAGGCTTGTCGTCAATAAGCAGCCTAGATGGAGTTGCATACTTTGCTTTGTGTTCTTTTCCTGGGACAATATTGACTGGTGCGAAAATATTATTTTGTGTCAGCCAGTGTTTCTTTTGTCGCTCAACTTCTTTGTGATGAGTATTACCACCAGACGAAGAAAGTATCTGATAATGAATTCCTGTATTATGCACAAACTCAAATAATTCCTTACCACCAGGATACCAGGGAAGATCGCTGAAATGGTTTCCTTGAATAAATTTTGTCCAGTTTATTCCCCAAGCTTCGTCTCTAACTTTCTTTGGAGCAACTCCAAACAATTCAATGTACCGATGATCAAAGTCAGCCAACACACCATCCATATCCAAGTAAATCAAATTAATCATGTTTAATAACTCCAATACCAGCTTTTTTGAGCAAATTGATTCCATCAGCAGATCTGTAATCTGCTTTATAATAAACCACACTAATTCCGCTTTGTAGAATTAGTTTAGCGCACTCAACACAAGGCGAGTGTGTAATGAAAATAACAGCGCCATCAGTAGAATCTCCACTTCTAGCAACTTTGACGATTGCATTTGTTTCAGCATGAATAACCTCTTGCTTTGTAACTGTATATGCGTCTATAACTGTTCCAATTTGTTCTGGTACATATAACTCACAATCGTTATCAAATCCTGGTGGAGTTCCATTGTAGCCATAAGAGAGTATGCGGTGATCTTTTACAATCACCGCACCAACTTTAAGTCGGCGAGCGTGGGATAACGCAGATACTCTCTCGGCTATATCAAAATACAATGATATAAATTTTTGTTTCACTATTATTCCTTGGTCACCTTTGTAATTTCAATCTTACGCGGTTTCCTTTCTTCAGGAATTACATTCTCAATTCTCACAGAGAGAATACCATCTTTAAGAGTTGCTTCACGAACTACGATAGTATCAGCTAGAAGAAATGAACGCTGAAATGAACGTCCAGCAATACCCTTTACAAGATATTTGCGTTCATCTTTTTCTGCTTTCTTACCTGTAATTGTGAGCAGGTTTTCTGCGCTAGAGATTTCAACCTCATCATCTGTAAAGCCAGCAATTGCAAGTTCAATTGTATAGTTGTATTCGTCAACTCGAATTACATTTACTGGCGGGAATGAAAGATTCCCTGAATTGATAATGTTATGTGCATGATCTAGCTTTTCAAAAACACGATCAAATCCAAGTGTTGAAGGTAGATAATTGTCGAGGAAAGATGTCGACCATGTAGGCGCAGTGATATTGCTTGATTTTGTCATTTTTGACTCCTTATTTAAGCAAGTACAACAACGTGAACCCCAAATGGGCATTCACATACATTATATAGGCAAAATTATGAAAAATCAAATAAAAAAATTAATTATGGATGTAAAATAATTTTTTCATATGCTTTATTGATCCATATTCCTTACAGTACATATCCCAATAATCTGCAGCGAATTGCCCATCAGCCCAATGCAATTCTTTTCTGAATGGTATTGTTTTTGCCATTTTAGTTCTAGTTGCAAAGGCGCCAATATCTAATCCTTCATATCTATTACCAACTTTACGAAGCTGGGATTCTCCTGGAACATAACCGCCATAATTATGCAAACAATCACAATAAATGAAATTAGTTTTTTCGTCAACACAAGAATTAAAAGCTTCTAAAAAACATGGAAGATAATAGTTATCATCTCCTGTCATAACTAGCCATTCTTCGGATGCATTCATCATACCATATATTCTTGGCGTATGTCCCCAATCATTATGGGGACCACCGTCAAGAATTTTAAAAGATATTCTTGAATCACCATCAAAATAGTTAATTACTTTATCTAAGCCATTGTATGGTGCATCAGCAACAACGCTTATTTTCCAATTATTTACAGTTTGACTATAAATTGAGTGAATCGTCATCATCAATTGATGTGGGCGATTATATGTTGGAATAACGAATTCAAAGTTCATAATTATATCTTCCAATAAGAATAAATATTTTTATCAACCTCATACTTATCCCAAACAAATCTATCTCTCATTGGCTGTTTTTTTGCCCATTCCCACATAGCAGTTAATCCTTCCTTCATGCTAGTCTTATCCTGATATCCAAGTATCTCAACAGACTTATCATAAGTTGGATGAGCAACTCTTACTTCAACGCGAGGTTCAAAATGAATAGTTTCTCCACCACCGATAACTTCTCTTAAAATATTATTAGCTTCTTTTATTGATACGCTTTTTGTTCCACCAAGATTAATAATTTGTTTTGATGCCTTTTCGCTTATACCAGCCTTCCACAATGGCTCTAAACAGTCATCAATATAACTAAATGCTCTGACTTGTTCTCCGTCACCATAAATACTCATTGGTTGTCCATTTAAATGCTGGTACATCCAAATACCCAAAACATTACGATATTTATCCCAAATATTTTGTTTTATTCCATAAACATTATGTGGGCGAATAATACACCAATCTAATCCATGTTGATCACCAGCAATTTGAATATCTTGTTCGCAAGAAAATTTCGCAACGCCATATGGATCAATTGGCTTCTGCTGATGGCTTTCGTCAAATGGCGGTGTGCCGTCACCATAAACTGACATAGAAGATGTAAATACTAAACGCTTAACATCATAATTGATACAATAATTTACAATCTTAGCAGTTGCAACTAAATTATTTGTATAATTAAATTCTCTTATAAATGGAGAAAGACATTCAGCAGCGTATGCAGCAAAGTGGTATACATAATCAATACCACCTTCAAAAACATGAGTAAGATCAGCAGTTGAAAGATCTAATTTACGAAACTCAACTTTTGGATTGACGTTTTCAATATAGCCACCACTTAAATCATCAATTCCAATTACTTGAACATCAGGAATATTATCTATTAACCAGTCAGAAAATCTGGCTCCTATAAGTCCTGCTACACCAGTAACTAATATTCTCATTATTTTTCTCCTTAGTTAACAATTTCTATCTTTAATACCTGTTCTATAATACCATCAATAAGTTGTTCTGTTCTGTACTGATGCTTTGAATTGCGTATAAGATATGGTTTCATCGTTTCAATGCATTGTTGAGTTGCAAACTTTAGTTCAGGATTTTCTCTTGTATAGAGAACCATAGTTCGTATGACTCTAGCAAATTCAGCATTACTTTCGTTAGGCTCTCCGCAAAGTGTGTCTAGAAGAAATACTATCCACTCGACCCTTTTTGGTTTTGCGCCAGAAGTTTCATCATTCATCAGAGTTTACCAGTTGAACCAAAACCACCATTACGATCAGACAGCTTTTCAGGTCTGTCTACCAATTCTTCAAGAATAAATCCTTCGTTTTTAACGATTTCAGCCTGAGCAATTCTTTCCTGATCAGTTACAGTATAACGTAAATTAGAGATGTTTGTTAATATAACAAAAATTTCCTCTTGATAATCAACATCAACAATCCCTTGTGAATTACCTAAAACAATTCCGTGCTTTAGAGCCAAACTCGATCTTGCATGAAGGCGAATTGAATAACATCCCAAATAAGTCGAATCTTCAGGACTCTGTTTAATTTTAAGAACAAGTCCAGTTGGAACAAGTACTCTTTCTTTTGGATAAATTACGAAACTTCGATCTTCACAAATTAGTCTATTAACTTCGAAATTCAAACAATCATATGTCTTTAATGTTTTTTCTGTAGCACAATATCTAATGTCAAAACATGCTGACATTATTGTACCAAAAGAAGGAATAAGAACTCTCGGATTTAACCGATGAAAACCTAGATTCACCATAATATAACCTCACATGTTATTCAGTTTCAGATTCAACTTTTCTTTTCTTTCCAATGTTATATTTTGCAACCAACTCCCAGTCAGCTTTATCCTTATGCGGTAGGATTTTGATTTGAGAAAGTGGTGCTACTGGTTCCTTGCTCTTATCAGCATCAACAAGCTTTACCAAACCCCATTCTGTGATGAGATTAGCAATAGTGTTTCTACGAGCAATGTCATTCTCAGAAATATTACTTGGTTTACCATCAAGAGCAAATAACTCTTTAAAGTGTACGATGTAATACTTGCCTTGCTTATGCAAAATGTGGCAAGACTGATAGAGAACATTTTGATTTTTTGCGGCAACGCCAATTCGCGTTAGAGTTTCGCGAACCTTCAAAAAGTCATTTTTTTCAGCCAACTCGACTTCTACTAAGTTTTCTAAGTTCATTTCAATCACCTTTATACGTTTTTTTTCTTATCTCATTAATCTGTTCATCGTTTAGAATAGTAAGAACATCCATAGCTTTGGCTGTCGAATAACCATAATATTCTTTCACGACTTCTAGATCATCTGACATACTTTTCTTATGCCATTTCGCATAAGATCTTTTGTATGCTCTAAGTATATTTAGTAAAAAATGATACTGTAGTTTGCTGTCAAGTTGATGGTGCATGTTCATTTCATTAGCGCAATGAACATCACCTTTATTTTGCGATAGAGCTTTATTCACAATGAATGCATTATATTCCTTCTCATCCTGTGTAGTTAGCAAAACATCTTTCTTTGTAGAAAAGATACTTGGAAGAACTTCTTTAAACAGATCAGCCATTATACAAACCTACACTCACTCATGAGTTCAGTCATACAGGCAACCAGATTAATTTCCTGATCTGCAACGAATGCAGCCTGATACTGATACTTTGCAATAATGATAACTGCATTGGGTATGGTAGATTTATCTAGATTCTCGTATAATCCATCATAGATCCTACGAAAGATGGTGTTATGATCAATGCTAGTTTGAGCAACCCATTTACGCATATCAGAAAAATTCTGATCTCTCAGCGAAGAAATAAGTTCATTGATAGTGCTATCGCTTACGCTACTAAGTATACCAATATCAATTTTCCCAAGAGAAGAATAGCGTTGAAGTTCATTTAGAATTCTTCGATAATCAGGGAAATGCTTTTTTATCAATTCAGCTACAACTGGAGCGTCAAACTGAACTTCTTCCTGCTTTAGAATAGAAGTTGCACGCTTCATAAACTGCCCTGCCATCTTTGGCTTATCTTCTTTAGTCAGTCGAAACTCAACAACTGCACAGCGAGAATGTAGTGGTTCAATAATCCTTGCCTTATAATTACAAGTCATAATGAAAGTACAATTATGCGCGAATTCTTCCATAGCATTACGCATAGCCGGCTGAGTTGAATTTGGATTCAGATAATCTGCTTCATCAATAATAATGACCTTCTTTGTTCCAGAGAAAGACATCGTAGAGGCATAGTTCTTAATCTTCATGCGGAATGTATCAATGCCAGATTCATCTGATCCATTGATAATTATATAATCACATCCAACTTCTTCACACAGTGCCTTGGCAATTGTAGTCTTTCCAACTCCTGCTGTACCGCAAAGCAGAAGATTTGGAATATCTTTCTTGTCGACATAGTTCTGAAAGACGTTCTTAAGATTATCAGGAAGAATACATTCCTGCACAGTCTTAGGTCGGTATTTTTCAACCCAAAGTGATTCACTCATACATATCTCCATAATAAAAAAGGGGATGGGAGGGTGAGTCCTCAGTGAGCAGTCTGGCGAGTGTACTGACGCGCAATGCGCATCCCCTAAACTTATATAGTTTATTTCACTACTTCTTCATAGGTTGCAGTCAGTTCTTCATTTGCTGCAACTTCTTCTTCGATATTACGCTTGTGATATACTTTTGCAAGACGACGCGAAAGTCGCTTGTTCATCTCAAACTCATCAGCCATTTTCTGAATAATTTCTTTAACGTGATCGCGCTCTGCTTCGATTCTGGTGTAGGAATTTGAAATTTCCTGCAGGCAGTTTTTTACTTCCAACTTTTGCTGTTCTGTAAACGTCATTGTGTAATCCTCACTCAAAGGTTGACTGTGCTGATTCAATAGCAACGAAATATTCTAGTTCCTTTTGCTTATGCTTGAATCGGGCAAGTCCACGCTTAGAAATTTCAACAGTGTAAGAACCATCAATCATCTTTAGGTTATCAAACTTCAGCGTGATATTAAACTTACTGCCATTACCTTCGCAAAGTACAGTCTTAGAATAGTCAGATGAATCATCCTTAACATCAGTTGAAACTAGATTGACTGTTTCACCATCGCTATTGAAAATCATATAGGGAGAACCAGAAATTCCCGCAGTCTTACGCTGCCATTGTAGATCTTCCTGAGAAACATCAAATGTATAATCTACACTGCCAATAGACAGTTTCTTTTCTGGCGGTGTCACAATTACCTTTGCGCTACAAAACTTAATGTAATCGCTACGACGCTTATCCTTGCTAGTAAACGTAATACGATCGTCACCAATATCAAGATCGCAGTCACCATAAAGAGAAAGTTTTGACAGCAGCTTTGTCAAATCATACAAAGCAAATTCTGCTGGAAATGTTTCATCCACAGTGGCAGTTGCCATTGTAGTCTTCAATGCTGAAATAGTAGCAATTACATTTCCTTGCTTAAACAGCATGCTTTGATTAATAGTTGAGAAATTTTTTAAGATCTCAACAGTTTCAGGACTCAAATTCATATAATCACCTCATTAGGTACATAATCTTCAACGGTCTTATTATAAGCGAAACTAGCTAAATTGTCAACTCTTTTCGGGAGATCATAGAGTTGGCAGTTATTGTCGAAATGGTAATCGAAGCTTTGACCAATCCATGCCCACTCGCTATAATGTACTTCTGGATATTTTTCAGCCATAATATAAAAGTCTTTTTTCATATTAACATGCAAGGCACTTGTATACCAAATTGGGTTTGATCCTCTTTGAACACGAACTATCTTACCACCAATTTCTCTGATAGCAGCAATTTCATTCGGAAAACGAACGTCAGCTACAACATAATTTTTACCTTGCTTGATTCTATTTTTTAAAGATAGAACCCAAAGATTTTCTCCAAATACATGCCGACCTGATTCAGTTCCAAGTAGCTGTAGTGCCTTTCTTGGTGAAAGTTCAATACCTAGATTTTTTGACCACCATTCATCTGGCTTTTCTCTCCACTCTCTAGATTTTGGAGTATCACCTTCAAGCATACTACGATCCCAACCAAATATAACAGATGCAGCATCTTTTCCAGCTGCTGCAAATGATTCCTTTATAAATCCATGATGAGTGCACAGTAGATCTGCAATCGTGCCTTTACCGCTGCCAATAAATCCAACAAGACCTATAATCATAGTTTAGCCCTCAAAAATTCATCAACTGAAATTAAACCAAGATCATTTTTTCTATTTTTACTCATAATACCATACTCAAAAAAGAAATTAGTATGTTGTATTTTTTCCGTAAATTTACTTTTATCTAAAATACCACAACCACCATCAGTATCTATGGTATATACATCATAATTTGATGTTGTACGCATAAAATA